TGGTTTCCAAATGTTGGATGATACTGCTAAGAGATGGGGGCTAGTTGGTAAAGAAGTTTTTGATACTGGCAAAGCAGCTGAAGCAGCTGCTAAATATCTTCATTTCTTGTTTAAAAAGTTTGGTAGCTGGGATAAGGCAATTTCTGCATATCATGCAGGTGAAGGAAATGTAGAAAATGGTACAAATATTGGTCCAGTTAATCGCCAATATGTGAAGAATGTTAAGGGCTATGTTGCTGGTAATAATAGTTTTGATCTTAAAGGTGTTTCCGAAAAAGATTTTGATTCATATCTGAACCAGTTTCTTAAAACTCAGGAGGAAACGGAAAACTTACGAAATCAGTATCGTGATAAAGATGCTATTGATGAGCAAGAATATATAAAAAGACTAGGTGAGTTAAAACTTCATTTTAAAGATGAGGAATTAAAGCAACTTAGTGCTAAAGAGACTGAACGTTTTAATGCGCAAAAGGAATTAAATGCTGAGCAGCTAAATTTTGAACTTAATGAATACCATTTGAATGAGGTTCAAAAATTAGAAAAGCAAAAGCAGATTAAATTATTGCAAATCAAAGCCTCTAAAGATTATTCCGATACTGAGAAGGAAATCAGAAGCAAAGCCATTACTGCAATGTATGATTATGAGCTTACTGAGTTTCGAAAGCTGCAAAAGCAAAAGCTTGAAGAATACCAACAAGCTATGTATGACCAGGCTTCAAGTTCAGAAGCAGAAGTTATAAATCTTATAGCAAAACGGAATCTTTCAACTAGTCAATTAGGCTCCTGGAATTTGCAAAATCAATATAGTGATGAAATGCAAAAAGCCAATGAAGGTTACTCAAAAAATGCTAAATCGATTTCTGAAGATAAAACAATTGTAGATGAGGATAAACGATTCCAAGCTTTACTACAGGCTGAAGAGTTATTCCGGCAGCAGAAATTCGCAATCAATGAAAAATATACTTTGATGGAAATGGAGTTGAGGAAATCTGCTAGAGAATCAGAAATGGAAGTATATGGTCAATTATTATCTCAAGCATCGAATGTTTGGGGAAATATGACAGCAATGGTAAAAGAATCCGCTGGCGAACAAAGCGCTGCATACAAAGCAATGTTTTTTGTTCAACAAGGTGTTGCTATTGCGCAAGGTATTATTAGTACTGAATTAGCAGCTGCTAAAGCTTTAGAACTAGGTCCTGTTCTTGGTATTCCTGCAGCAGCTGTAGTTCGAGGATTAGGTTATGCATCGGTAGGTCTAATTGCAGCTCAAACGATTGCAGGGTTCTCAGACGGTGGTTATACAGGTAACGGCCTTAAACACACTCCAGCAGGGATTGTGCATAAAGGTGAGGTTGTTTGGTCGCAAGAAGATATCAAGCGCTGGGGTGGTGTAAGCGTTGTTGAAAGCATGCGTCAAAGTAAACCAAGCGGTTATGCAAATGGAGGTTATGTTTCTAACAACAGTACTGATGCGATAGCAACACGACGGGAGGCACGACAGTTTGATGCGATTAATTCAAATCAAACACAAAGCAGTTCGAGTGATATACCAATCAATGTTTATGTGACAGTTAATGCAGATGGTTCAAGTAAAACTGACACTCAAAATGATTCGAAGCAGCTTGGTCAAATGATTGGCAATGCTGTTAGAACGATTATACGGCAAGAGCAACGACAAGGAGGCTTACTTTCTAAATGAGTGATCTTAAATTCACATTTGAGTGTGACTTAGACGGGAATAGCAATACCCAACGTTTTAATACTTTGTCTTCTAAGTTCGGTGATGGTTATGAACAAAACATTGCTGTAGGCATCAATAATCGAGCTGGCGAATGGACATATCAAAGAACAGCTTACAAAGCTGAAATTATGCAGATCAAGGCTTTTTTTGATCAGCACAAGGGAGCAGACTCATTTCTTTGGGATTCTCCTTTAGATGGTGAAGTTCGGGTAAAAACTAGCCCAGAATATCAACCTCGCCAAATTGGTGGTGACACTTGGCAAATTTCCACAACGTTCACCCAAGTTTTTTACCCTTAACTTTTAATCACTTTGTAGCCCCTATTAAGGGGCTTTTTTTATGCGAGTAAGAAGATGACCATTCAAACAGTAAATTTAGGTACGGCTCCATCTGGTGCAGGCGGCGATACATTTCGCTCTACTGGAGCAAAAATGAATGAAAACTTTACGAATAACGCTCATGCAGCTAGTCGGTATGTAGGTACAGCAGCGGGAAATGTAATGGAGGTCGGTGCTTTTGGTTTAGGAAATACAAAAGATAGTAATTTAAATGAAAGCGTATCTGGTTTTTTCCATGATACAGCTGGTGCTGCAACAAGTGCTGGTATGGGATATAGGGCAGTAGTAAATATTTGTCATGGTTATGATCCAGCAAATTATCGATGGCAAATGGGTATTGCTATGGGTGACACATCACTTTATGCATTATCTGCAAGAATTATGGCCGCTGGTGTTTGGTCAAATCCTGTAAGAATTTTGAACGGTGCAAATACAACTGTTGATGCAAACGGCTTTATAAAAGCTGCTTCTCCAATTGTTAAATTATTTGCAGATAAAATTGAACCTAACGATGAAGCTGCTGAACAGCCGCTCTCTTTTGAAAAACTAGGCATTGGTCATTACCTTGTTAAAGGATCATCTGGTTTTGCTAAAGAAGGATGGTGGATTGAAATTCCAACTGACACCCACGGTAATAAGATTTGTGCAGTTGAATATGAGACATTAGAAAACGGTGATCTTGAAATTAAGACTTTCAAGAAAAAAATGAATGATGAAGGCGATATTGTTGCAAATCTTGATGCACCAATTGATATTCCAAGTAATGTAAATGGTCAACCGCGTTGGATTGATATTCGTTTAAATGAAATCAAAAAGCCAAAAGTAATCACGACACTACGTACTGAAAAACAACCACGTATGGTGCAGCAAATTAAATATGCGCCACAACTGACTTACATCACTAAATATGAAGACTTATTTGATGATGAAGGGAAAGCGGTCATTGTAGACGGCCAGAACTATCAAAAACCTGTAACTCATATTCAAACAGATCAATACGGTACGCCCATTTTAACAAATCAACCAGTGATGAATGAAAAAGGCGAACCGTTACTTGAATGGGTACAAGTGGTCGATAGTGAAGGCAAGCCTGTTTTTGACGATGTGCCGGTTCTTGATAAAGACGGAAATCAGATTTATGACGAGGTAACATATGAGTCTGAATAGTGATTTCCAGAAGCTATATGTAGATGGATTAATCCATTTGTATGAACTAGATGCCAGCTCACTTGGGGCTGGCATTTTACGTTTCCATGGGCATATCGCTTTTCAAGACTGGGTGAAAATTTACTCTTCCATCGGGTCTGAAGGATTGATTGGTGCAGATACGGGCAGCATTGGCAAAGTATTTGATGCAGGCGATCAAAAAGTATGGAGCCGAAATATTGTGTGGCAGGGGCAAGTTTTTGAGCCCATGGCTTTGGAAGTATCTGGTCTTGAAATGCGATCAGATGGTAAAGCTTCAGCACCAACGTTGAACATGGCGAACAATATTAATGGCATACAAAACGCCGTTTCTGCATATTGTTTGCAATATAAGGATTTTGTCGGTGCAAAGCTTAAAGTCATTACCACTCTTGCAAAATATCTTGATGCCGAAAACTTTACAGTAGGTAACCCAACTGCATCGAATGAATCAAAAGAGCAAATCTGGTACATCGAGCAAAAGACATCCGAAAACGCTCAACAAGTCGCTTTCGAGTTATCTAATCCTATCGATTTTGAAGGTCTTAAAATCCCTGTCCGTCAAATTACCTCATTATGTCATTGGTGCATGATGGGGAAGTATCGGGGCGAGGAGTGTGGTTACACGGGTGTTGCAATGTTCACCGATAAAGATGAGCCAACTGATAATCCGGCACTTGATCGATGCGGTGGACGTTTACGTTCTTGCCGCTTGCGGTTCGGTGAGAATAAACCATTGCCGTTTGGTGGGTTCCCAGCTTCAAGCTTATTGTGAGGTTTTATGAAACTTACAGCGAAAATCAAAAAGACAATCATGGCACATGCAGATGAATGCTATCCGCGAGAGTGTTGCGGTGTGATCGTAGCTAAGCAATATATCCCTTGCCGAAATATCTCAGAAAAGCAAGATCAGTTTGAAATTCATCCCGAGGATTTAGCTAATGCTGAAGATCAAGGTGAAATTTCGGCATATGTGCATAGTCACCCAGATGGCACTACACGTGCATCGGAACTCGATCTGATTCAAATTGAACTACATAAAAAGCCTTGGGTAATTTCTTCATATCCGGATCTGGATTTTCAAGTTTACGAGCCTTGCGGTTATCGTGCTCCATTGGTCGGAAGAAACTATATTCACCAATATCAGGATTGTTACGCATTAGTTCGTGACTTTTATGACCGTGAGCTAGGTATTCATTTACCAGACTTTGAACGAAAAGATGGTTGGTGGGAAGACAAAGATCATCCGTCAATTTTGATTGATAACTTTCCGAAAGCCGGCTTTTATGAAGTTGATACACCGCAATATGGAGATATGTTGATTTGCCGAGTACCTCGAACAGAACATCCAAATCATTGCATAATTTGGCTTGGCGATAATGCATTGCTTAAGTCCGAAGATACTGAACCTTGTATTGGTAATACTTTAATGTTGCATCAACTTCACGGTCGAAAATCTATTCGTGAAATCTACGGACAGCAGTGGGCAAGCAGAACAGTTAAAATCCTGAGGCATAGAGATGTTAAAAACAATTAAGTTATACGGCGTTCTGGGACAAAAGTTCGGTCGTGAATTTAAGCTCGATGTCGCAAATACACGTGAAGCCATGCGTGCATTATCGGTTCAAATACCTGAGTTTGAGCATTTTATGATGCATGCTCATGAGCAAGGCCTTCGATTTGCGGTGTTTTTAAAAAGTAAAAAATCGAGTAATAAGCGAGGTAAGAAGCGCCCAGCTATTTATGACCATGAGACCAAGCGGCTGATTACTGGCGATAACATTGGTGAAGAACAGCTTGATATGAACACTGAAGCTGAAGTTATTCACGTTGTTCCAAGAATAATGGGAGCAGGCGGTAACGGAGGATTGCAAACAATTTTGGGCGCAGTATTGATTGTTGTTGGTGTAATTGTTGGTGTCATAGCTGGTTGGACGGGTGT